GCGCCTTCCCCCCAAGGCTGTTCTCCCCAGCCTACGCCAGACGCGTTCCATCCGTCAAAGGCAACAGCTGCATTGGCCATCTACAGCTTTTATGCAATTCGGATAATCGCATTTGTAGCGTCAGCAGCGGGGAAGATAATGGTAAAGGTGCCTGCAGTAGACGTCTTCGCACCCCCGAAATCCAACACGACAACACTTGGATTGCCCGCAGCCGTGTCGTTGTAGATCAAGGCACCATATGCAGTGATAGTCGCGCTGGTGAAGGACAAGTCAGCAAAGTCCGTAAACGCAGTTGTGCCGCTAGACGTAGGCGTGACGTTTGTCAATGTGCCGCCGCCCGCTGCGTAAGAACCAGAGTTAGCCACCTCGTTGGTAGCAGTGTAGGCTGTTGTTGCAGCCGTGAAAGAAGCGCTGTTGTCGTACAGTGCCAGCTTGAACGTGTCACCGGTGCTGGCTGTGAAATTGTGTACAGCCTGCATCAGCTCTGTCTTAAAGCTTGTGCACATGAAGTTGCCTGAGAATGCCATTTTAATCTCCTAGTAAATGGACCAAGTTGGGGTGACCGGCTTGGGTAAGCCTAGCTGCAATTGTCGCTCTGTCCTGCTCAACTGCCTCTTTCAAATAGAACGCCACTACCTGCTTGACGTTCTCTTTGAATGCTCTAGCCTGCGCCTGCACCGCTGGGTGCGACTGGTCGCCGACGTAAATGATTTTGTCGGCAGCGCGAACAGCTAGCTCTTCTGGAGTCCAGCCTCGTGACTGCGTTGTTTCGACAAAAACGCTTCCTACAAAAGATTGAGCAGGGGAAGTAATCATGGTCCGGGTGACTCCGATTTAAGTGGGATACGAAGCATACCATCTCGATATTCGTCACGACGGCGACGACCCTGCTGCTCAGTGCCCAAGCCTTGAATAGCCTCTTTATATGCAGCGCGGAAATACTGCATCATGTCCGCTGGCCCCTTAGTGTAACTATAGGCCTGGATCAAGCACGCATACAAGAGCGCCTCTGGCGCATTGATACTGATCCAAGTCGTTGGGTTAGCCGACGACAGCTGCGCTGGACGGTAGATGTAGCCCAGCTCTACGCTGTAGTTTTGATTAGGCGTGGGGGCAATGTAGAACGTGTTCTGGTCCCACACCGAATAGTATTTAGGAATGCCTTGGGTAGTTCCGTTGGCCCAGTACTCTTTCATAAAAGAGGTGTCCCTAAAATCCAAGAAAATTTGCTCCCCGCTAGCTGGTGTCAAAATCATGTAGCGATGTGTAAGCAGGTCCGAAGGGGCACTCAAGAACTTGTTACCCTGAGTCATGTTGCCCGTGACCTCTAGCTTAAAAACATCGAGGTCTATCTCGCGAAGAATCTGGTTCTCCGCCATCGTGATAAACGTGTTGATCACCGACTCGGTAAAGACATTGCTGCCCACCTCGGTGTAGTTTCGGATGTTGGTGACAAGTTCGTTGTAGTTCATGTGATGCTCACAGTCACTTTTCCGACAACACCCTGCGCGATAAGCGCTTGATCTTGCACATAAGGACGCATGTTAGCCGTGCCCAGGACGCTGCCGTAACTCTGAAACGCCGTGAAGCCTGGCGCACCGACAAAGACGGACACAGGCTCGATACGATCGGGGCGCGGATCGCGCAGGGCGATAGCGTCTCCCGTGTAGCGCAAAGGTTCCAATTGGGGCTCTTTAGGCTCGTAATCATCAGGGCACACCATGAACCCTCGCCAGTTCTTGCGCAGGGTGTTGTATGGATAGCGCTGGCCACAGTAGTCGCACAGCGCGTTGGAGTACTTGCCTGACGCAAAAGCCATGTCATACCCCCATGTCCGGCAAGAACCGCGCGCTGGCAGTGTCTCGGTCTTCCAATGCGGCGCGCTGGAAGTCTTCTTCGTAGATGGCTTTTAGGGCTGCAGCACGGTCAGCAGCAAACTTGAGCGACAGGTAGTAGGCCAGGCCAGAGGCCAGGCACGGCAAGAACCTGAAGTTCACGTCAGCTGTGTTGGTGTAGTTGCCTGCATCTTGAATGCGGCGGATGCGGTAATACACAAACGTGTACCCGGCAGCCGGGGCAGGGTAGAAGTAAACCTTGGGAATGTTGGTGCGCTCGACATAAAACTGCGCAGGTCGAGCCTGCGTGGTTTTATCCGGCACGTTGAGCCAGTCTTCACGACTGATGCGCTCAATGTACACGTCCGTGTTTGTACCCTGATTGTTTTGGCGAATGACCGCCTCAAGCACGTTGACAACCGACGCGTCCAAGGCAATCTCATTGACGCCAGCGGTCAATGGAAAACTGGCCTGTTCGATCGTCCACAGATTCAGCCCGCGATTGGCCCAGTCAAGGAACAGCAAGTTGAGCGAGCGACGGGCCGAAGTGAGCTGAAACCCACTGGTCGGACGCATGCCGCAGCGCTCAAACGCCTCCTCAACCAGGTCGTCGATCGACAGGTTGAACGTGGTTGTGCCGGAGGTCGTCATTTAGCAGACTGCTCCGCCCTTTTTATAGGCCTTGGTCATCATGCCACCGCCCATTTTGCCAATGGGCTTGCCCATGGCCATGCGCTTGTGTTCATTCATGCCGCCTTTGTTGGCCATGCCGCCCTTTTTCATCATGACGGGGCCCGATGTCTTACTGGGAGAAGACATCACCTTGTTTTTGGGGCCGCTCTCAACAGCACCGCCACCACGAGTGGCGCAACCCATTCCACGTCCAGCCATATCAAGCTCCTTTTTTCATTGCACGGCCTTTAACGTCGGCCGTTTTACGAGAAACAGCGCGGCCCATCTTGTCCGAAGCGGACTTCATAGCCATGCCACCTTTTTTCATCTTGCCAACGCCATCAGCCGCAAAAGCAGGCACTGATTTGCCGCCTTTTTTGACCATTTTCATGGGTGCTTTCATATCGTCCGTCCTTTTTGCATGTCATCAAGCTTTTGCTCGATTCGGTTAAACCTCTGGTCCATGTGGGTGACGAGTTTCTCAACCCGGTCGTCCACTTCCTTACGCGTGATGTGGTCCCTGGCGACCTCTTCGCGGGTGCGATTCAGCAAAATGCTGATGCGCGAGAGCTCATCGAACTTGCCTTTAATCAAGAACCCCATGAGACCCACCACGGCAGTCAAAATCACATTCCAAACCATCATCTCCATTTAGCATCTCCAGCGTTTACGAGCCTGGCGAAGCCTGCTATCAGGGTCCTTAGCGGCTTCTGGGAACTGTTTCATTTGCCCTTCGGAGCGAGCGCAGTACGACGCACGTCGCTTGGCCTCTGCCGCTGAAGGCTTGGCCGTGGTCACAGCTGTTTTCAGCTTGCTTCCAGGGTTTGCCTTGCGGTAAGCCTCTACGCCCTTTTTGGTCATGCCAGCACCTTCCTTGGTCGCGCGGAAGTTCCCGCTCTTGACCGAGGTTTTGATGCCCATGCCTTTTTTGGCAGCCATTACACAGCCGCTCCGCCCTCAAACAGCAGCGTCACACTGGTGATCTCCGCAGAGCTCAAGCCAATGTGGATGCCATCTTCAAACAGGATGCCGGAGTCCGGAACGATCAGGTCTTGCGAACCTGCTGCTGCCGGAGACGTAAGCGTCACTCTAGCGGTGCCGCCGGACCCGCCGCTTTTCAGCGTCAAGGTTGCCGATGTGGCTGTGCAAGTGAAGTACACCCCGAGCAACCGAGTGCGGCCATTGACGGCCTGCGCAGAGGTCGTCTTGTGTACCGTTTGGATATTGCTGTTGCTCATGGCAAGCTCCTATCAGGCAGCGATGACGATCACGCCATAGGTCGCAGCAGCTGGGTCCACAGGGGCCGCAGTGATGTTGGAAGCGCGGATGGTCACGGTGTTGGCGGCCGATACAAATGCGTTGAAAACGATGCCAGCCGTAGGAGCAGCAGGCAGTGCCATGATGACTTCGTCGCCAACGGCAGCGCCAGTGACAGTGATAGTCAGATCAGCCTGGGAAACAGCGCTGATAGAGCCAAAATTCAGGGAAGCGGAGCCAGACAGTACTTTGGTGATGGTGTTGCCGTTGCCAGCGATAAAGCCGTTCAACGAGCGTACTGGGCCGGAGAAGGTGGTCAAAGCCATGATTGATTCCTCATGCGGTTAAGGCGTATCTGTCTGCATGACGTCGGCCCGGAGCCGTCAGATACACCGGAAAAGTCCGGGGGTGTGGGCAATATAACCCATATTTGAAAAAAGAAAAAGGGGCCGAAGCCCCTTTTTTCTCGGCCGGGAACTCCCAGCCCTTTTTCGCTTAGGCTGCGCCTGGCGAACCGAACATGCCGCGTGGATCGCTGAAGCCAAAGCTGTAGCGCTCACGAGCCTTGTAGCGGACGTTGCCGGTGTCGAAGTCGCCTTCGAAACCTGTCTTCAAGGACACGCGCTCGAACATCTTCATGCCGTTGGGCGCGTCGGTCTTGATGAAGAACGCGTCTGGGTCGGTCAAGAAGTTGTTGACGGTGTAGCCTTGAGAGACCATGCCCATGTTGCGGATCGCGTTCAGATCGTTGTCCGCAGTGCCCACACGCAGTGTGGACTTGAGGATACGGTCTGCCGTGAACTGCAGCTCTTTCGGGATAATCAACTTCAAGCCTTGAACCGCGATCTTCAAACCACGTTCGTCGGTGAACGCTTGGATGTCGATCAAAGACTGTTCCAAGGAGGTCTCGGACAAGTCAGCGGGTGTGGCCAAAGTGTTGGACAGGTTAGGACCGGACAGTGTGGGGTGGTTGGTTGCGCACAAAACCACGCCGTCGCCACCGATAGAGGTGGTGAAAGCGCCGTTCAGTACGGCCGCAGCCTTGATCTGCTTGGTCTGAGCCATCGAGCGTGCCAGAGCCTTGGTGTAGCGGGCCGACAAGCGGTCGTAGAGGTTGTCCTCAACGGCTTCTTCGGTCAGCGAGAACGCCAAAGCGATGGTCTCGTGGGTGTAGCGAGCTGTGTAGACTTCTTGTGCTTGGTCGTACGAAACGCCAGCGCCTTCGGTCTTCACAGGAGCCTCACCAAAACCCGATTCCATCACTTCCTCTTCAAACGCGCGGTCTGAAGATTCGATGGTGTAAATCTGGGTGTGCTGATTTTCGTAGTTCTTGTACTCAAGGCCGAAGAGGGCATTGAGACCTGGCTCCAATTCGGATACCAGTTGTGCGCGTGAAATTGCCATGATTAAGCTCCTTGACCAGCAACACCAGCACTGCCGTACAGATGTTCGTTAATTTTCACTACCACCACGGCATTGGTGCCAAAAGAGTTGCCCGGTACGTCGTACAGGCCAATGATCTTCAAGTTCAAAGCAGCAGCTTTTGCGATAGTGGAAGAGTCGAGTTCCATGGAGGAAACACCTGTGGTGGTGCTGCCGCCAGTGCCCACGACGTCGGCGTTCAAGCCGATCTGGGTTTGGGCCACGGACTCGTCGACTTGGATCAGGAACTTCTGATTGGGATCATCAATCACGTCAGCAACGATCTTGCCGGCAGTGATGTTGACCGAACCAGGGTAGTAGTTGCTCCAGGTGGGTTTGCCTGTGGTGGGGTCGATGTACTGGCAACCATTAAAGACGCCAACGGCGGCTGTATGGGTGGCAGGTGCGAACTTGACCAGGTAGCCATCAAAGATGGTGACGAGGTCGCCTTGGTAAATTGCTCCAGCCTGGTTATCAGCAATTTCGTAGCCGTACTGAGCTTGTGCACCAGTGGCCGAGAGATTGCCCATAGGACGCAGACCAAAGGCTTTGTCAACGTTAGCCATTTGTCATTCCTTAAAAAAGTTGGATTCCGTCAGCCTTTGTTAAGGCCACCGAAAGAGACGCGGGACTGGCGAGTCGGACGCTGAATAGTCATGCTGTTGTGAGCATTGGCCTTCATCAGTTCGTTATCAGCCGCCTGCAATTGGTCGTTCGCTCGATCGCGGTAATACGCATTGCGCTCTGCAACTGTTTCATCCGGGATACGGGCTAGAAGAAGACCTCCCACGCTGATCACGCCAGCATGTCGGCCATCGTCTACTGTTGGGACGTGGTAGTCGGGGTATTCGTCCCCACGAACCAGCTCATACCCCTCGCGGAGCTTTCCAGAGATGTTCGTGCGGTCGTCAAAACCACCGGCTTCAGCTCGAATCCAACGGTGCTTGTATCCAGGAGGCGCAGGAGGCGCATCCAGTCGTGAAGGAGGTGCCCAAGGCTTGCGTCGCGCATCTTTCTCCCGGGATTCGGCCCCGCGAGAACTGCGATTGAGGGTAGGTAATTTGACGTCAGACATATCGGCTCCTTATTTCACGTACTTGGCATATTCCTCGAGAGGAACACCCAGCTTTTTGGCAATTGCAACTTGACTTGGTGTCAATTTGACAGTGCGGCGTGCGTTGTTAATACCCGAGGATCGGGATGCAGGTGCCACCGTTTGCACGGGTCTGGTGGCTCTGTTAGTTTGCGCTTGAGGCTGGCCACCCAACTTCTGGGGGAAGGCCTGCTTTAGGCGGTTGTCAAGTTCATCATAATACTCATTTCCGTTGGGGTCAAATCCCTCGACTTGAATGAGCTGACGGTGAATGCCCCACGCAGCATGCGTCATGGCAGTGTCTCGGCCGTACCAAGGGTTGCGCTCGGCCCATTCCTCTACGCGAGGATCGACTTCTTGGACGGGCTGTGGCTGCGGTTGTTGCGCTGCTTGCTGCGCAGCAACTTCCTGCTGGTAGTTCCACTCTTGTTGCTGCTGCTCTCGCTGCTGCGTGGCGGCAGTGATCTGGCTTTGCTCCAAGGTCAACGTCGTCAAGCGCTGCTGTGCCTCGGTCTCAGTGTCAATGTCGCCCTCTTCGCGGGCCTTGCGGATGATCTGCTTGAGTGCGACGACCTGCGTCTGGATGCGGCCGTTGGCCTCGCCCAGGCGCTCGCTGTCGGCAGACATGTACTGCTGTTCCAGCTGTGTAGCGCGAGCCTGCACGCTCTTGGCGTAATCCAAGGCTGCCTGCTCACGGCGCTGCGTCTCGCGCAGGCGCGCGGTCAGCTTGTCAATGCGCTTTTTGACGCCCTCGCTGTACTGCTCCAGCTCGCCGGTAGGGGCAGGAGCGTTCGAGGTTGTCTCTACGATCGGCGCTTGCGGCTTGTCCAGCACTTCAGCAGCGCCGTCCTCGTCAATAGCCACGGTGGCTGAACTCTCGTCCTCACCGACCTTAAATTGCAAGTCATCATTCATGCGTTTGCTCCTTTACATGTGCAGAATATCTTCGGGACTGTTCACCACAGCCAAAACTTCGTCGTCATTCAACAAACGAATCTCACCTCCGTCGATTGGGATGCGAGCACCCGCATATCGGCCGAAGATGATCCAGTCACCTGCCTTGCACCACGGGCCGTTGGGAAATTTACTTCCGTCGGCGTATGCAAGGTCCCCCACTTTCAAGACGTAGCCGCACACTGTGCCAAGCTGTGTCTTGCGTTGCGTTTCTTCAGCCAGGACGATGCCGCCCTTGCTTTTTTCTGCGCCGCGATAGGGGAGGATGGCGATGCGCCACCCAGAGGGAGTTGGGATGGTGTCGATGACCGACTGTTCGAGCTTCTCAGGGTCGAAGCCCAGCTCGGTGTAGGCGTCTTCAAGAGCAGGCGGCTTGTTGGCTGCCTCCTCGGCCCACTTACGCTCTAAGGCGGTCATGTTTACTTCAGGGATTACGGTTTCCATGGTCTTCCTTTCATTTGAGAAAATCGTCGACATCGTCCGTGACTTT